CCTGAGTTGTCCCTGCTCTCTGCTTTGATTCTTGATACGATTCCCAAAGTTATTCACCTCCTCCCCTTTTTTCAGGTCCCCTTTTGGGGCTCATGAGGAAGGCGAGAACGACTAGCGAAAAGCCAAGGAACATTACTGCAACTGGGAGTGAAATCAAATATATCCCCAACGTTATGATCAGTATCCCTAGTATAAGCAAGGCGTCGCTTATTTCTAGCTTAAAACCTAAGTTAAACAAATAGTTCACCTCCTCACCGAACGCCACGGGTTTCATAAATCGATATTGTGTCCTCATTGACTAACGCCCGAACCATAGCGTTTATAATTGCTGCCAGAGGATCGATCCGTTGGCTGTCGTCTTTATGTTTTTTACTTAATTTAATATTTCCGTTGCTGTCTTGAACTTCAATTGCGTTGGACAAGGCCCACGTTAGCAAAGGGTTTCCATTGTGGACGATCTTTCCCTGCAGGATTAACTCTCGAAATTTTTTAGTTGGCTCTGATAAGGTTTGAACGCCCTGTCGGATCTCTACCCTTTGATATCCTTCGTTCTCAAGATCTTGCGTGAAATGAGTTGCATTGTAAGGGTCGTAATCGAACTCTTGAATCTTCCAGCTTTCATCGAACTCCATGTCGTGAATATGGGTCTTAATGAAGTTATAGTCCGTGACTTCTCCCTCGGTAAGAGTACAATAGCCTTCCTCGGCCCAGTATCGATATGGTACTCTGTCGCTGTGTTCGTGCTGTGTTGCTCGTTCCTTGGGCATGAATCCATGAGCATCCACCGCATATCTGCCATCATCCAAGGGAAATACAAAGCCATCTGCCGTCAGGTCTGTTGATTTAGATAAGTCCAATCCAGTGAAACATTCGTGTCCTCGCACCAGCCCTAAGAACTCCTTAGGTGTAACCGCCAGTGCTTTCCATTTATCCATGCAACCGGTCATGTATTTGTTCTCGCTGTCTGATTGCCAGCGATCCATTCTCTTTACGAGGAACTCCCGGATCTTGCTGGGGTCTCCAGAATTATATGCCGTTTCGTATTCGGCTTTTATTTGTTCGAGCAATCCTTTTGAATAGCTGTTTGGATATCTCAATATTGGGTTCGCCTTGGGCCAGCAATCCTTATTATGTGGATCGTCGGCATCGTCAATCTCTCGAATCATAATAAAAAAACTCTCGTCCGGAACAATCCGATCGAGAACTTTCTTGGCGTAGTCTTCTTCGCTTTTGCATGGCTTGTTTTCAGCATCTGTTCCGGCTGTTGTAATGATATCGAGTAGCGATTGTGTTCTTTTTCCGAACCCAGAATAGCCAATATCGTATATTTCAGAGGTTGGATGAGCATGGTATTCATCAATCTCATAGTAACAAGGAGCCCCGCCGTCTTTATTCTTGGTGTCTTTGGAGAGTGGCCGCATGAAACCGCCACGTGACTTGTGCTGTACAATCGTTTTCTTAACAATCATTCTCTTAAGGATGTCTGGTGATGCTGTGGCCATGTTACAAGCGTCTTGCCATACTCGCTTTGCTTGGCCTCTGTCAACGGCAGCACATTCAACCTCTGGAGACATTTCATACTTCGCAAGTTCAGGACTCCCGGGTGGGTAAACTGCATCGGCCGACATATGGTAAAGGCATTTCCCACTTACCTCTGTAGATTTGACGTTACCCCGTGCCCGCTTGTGGTAAGCCTTTCTGAATCTACGAATGCCAGTATCCTTGTGGACCCATCCATAAAGACATCCTTGGTCAAACATTTGCCACGGTTGTAGCTCGATCGGTTGGCCCTGGAATACACCACGGACATGTCTGCAAAGACCAAACCACTTAAAGATTCTATCAGCACGGCTCTCATCGAATACATATGGGAACTCTTCTGCTTCCTGTCTTTCCAGATCATCCAAGTGGCGCTTGCAGGCGAGGATCTCCCACTTGCAGCACATTTCTTTTAGTTCAGAATGTACAACGTCGATAGCGTATTGAGTTGTAGGATGTATCATTTCAATCACCAAACATCCCGGCGTTCGGATCTTCCTGTGCCGGTGGTTCTTTCTTAGGCACATTCTTGACCTTGGCCAGCGGGTTAAGAAAGGCACGGTCCTCTAACTTAAGCAACATATCCATTTTTTTATTAATTGCTGTTTCTAACTGCAGCAATGGATTAAGCTTTAAGATCTGATCTATTCGATATGAGAAATCTTCGGGGAGTATATCTCCGTATTGCGACCAATCTGCCTCCAATGCTTCAAGGTGTTTCCTGCTGTCCAGGAGTCTCAGGTATTCCGAATGCGTCATGCAGTAACGGGCCAGCATACCGACGTCCCCGGAGGAAACGTAGTCAGCATCTTTATAAATTTTGATAATTTCCTTCCACCGCTTGAAGGCGTTGACATCATTCTTGACGTAATCGGGACACTTGAGATTCTTGGTTCCTGTTTTTATTTCAGCCGCTTTTCTTTGCTCGATCACCGCTTTGGTTAAGTGGTGACTGAGGCCCTTTGCTAGAATTAAGTTAACCGGCTGTCCATTTCTACCGCCCATGGCCACCACTCCTTTCCCAAAACTTTCAAAAACGGATTTTTTCTTACACACGAGGTATCATCGGTCCTGCTGTAGTTTGCTCTAGAGCCAATAGGCCCCCCTTGGGGTAGGTGCTTGATCATTCGCCCTTAGCCGTGCGTCTGTTATGGCATGCCTTACATAGGCACATTAGGTTCGCCTTAACTAACCTTAGCGCAGGGTACTCTCGTACCTTCTTGATGTGATGTACTTCCTTGGCGGGTGTGATCCTGTCCTTGTCCAGGCAGTCATGGCACAAGGGGTTCTCCCTGAGAACTATCTCGCGTAGTCTCTCCCATGTACTGTCGTATCCACGTTGCCTTGCCGATCCCCGATACCTTTCATACCTAGTCTGTTGTTCATTGACTGCATGTATGTGTTCATCACAGTAACCACTTGAGTCCCTAGTTAACTGTGGGCATCCTACTTGCTTACATGGTCTCAATGATCTTAACGGCATCCCACACCCCTATTGCTTCTCATCATGTAGTCATATGCTTTAAACTTTTCCGTATCCTCATACTTAATCTTAGGTGGGGATTTAGCTGATTCTTTCTGCTTTTTATTCTTCTTGGCCATGCTTACCGCACCACCTTTGCTTGAACTCGGCTCGAAACAATTCATATCCCTTCATGTCGTAATACTTACCATCTTGCAATCTGACTGTCTCTGTCTGGATACCAGTGGTGTTGCCACCGTATTTTGAAATAAACCTTTCGTATATTTCCTCTGCCGGATTCCCGATCACTACAGTCCATTCGATCTTTCTGAAATTAAACTTAAACAATAAGTCCATAACGAATTGTTTTAAGTCTTTAGCGAAAACTATGTTAGCCTCAAGGAAATTCGCAACGCCTAAGGACGATATCTTATCTGCCGATCTACTAATCGCAGCTCTGAAAAATCCAATCACGTTGTCTCGGGAATCAACACTCACCATTTCAATAGAGGTCCACGAATCTGGACTAAGCTTAAATTCATAATCCCAGTAAGTTTCACAATTGAAAAACTTGTATTGATCCTGAAATATAATTTCGTTGTACTTCTGCTGTAACTTTTCTTTGTATGCATAAGCTGGCTTTAGCATCAAATTACCTCCTTTTGCGCATAAGAAAAGAGCCCTAAAATAGGCTCCATCTTGTCCATGATTTACCGGCTATATTTTAGATATGTCGGGATAAGATACAAAGGTAGATCCATCCTATAATTTCATAAAGAGGTGATTAAATGTCTTATTTGATAGCCTTCATGGTGTTCAGTTTAATAATGACACTCATCCTCAGATAAGAAATCTATTGTTATTTTGAGGGTGGAGAGAAACGTAAAAACGTTTTTCTCTGAAGGTTTACAAACAAGATATAATATATAATATTGAACGATGCCCGATATCTGGCTATACAAAAGACGTGGAGCAATCCACGTCTTTTGTATAGCCTTTTTATCTAATATTTTGATATGCATCGCTACCATTAGGAGATATTCCCACCTTCTCTTTATATTCGGTAGAATCTATAAATACCCAATCACTATCCATAAACTTGTATATCGCTTGTTTAACGTGATGAGCATTTACTCCACTTTCTTTCGATATTTGATCAGTTGTCAAGTATTCCTTTTCGTGC